TTATTTCTCACCTTTAGCAATCCTATTCAGATACTCCAACTGCGGCACCAAAATCTGTTTTACCGCGGAAGGCTCCATGCCATACTTGGCCAACTCTTCAATCACGTCATTCCACTTCTTCAAGTGATAATCGCGTATCGCTATGTACTCCCTGTAATAACTAAGCGGCGTAGAGCCCATCCTAATTAGGCCAATCATTATGCCGGTAATCCGGTGGTTACCACCCAGGGGGATATCCTCATAGCTGGGGTTTGCTGCCCTGAGCACATCCCGGCCATTTTCCTGTATGTAATATTTAAGGGTTCCTCGCGAATACTCTGGGCCTACATCTTCCAATGCAACGACAATATCGCCCGAGTTTGCCCCGTATGCCTCCCGGCAGATGGCGTAATCTCCGTCATGGATACCGGCCCCAATCATGCTGTCGCCTCTAACTTGCAGGGCGAAGTCAGCTTCAATGTCGGAGGGGATCTCCAGTTCACCGTCCCATTCGTCAATGGCCATGATGGGTATGCCGGCTGGGACTTTGCCAAGGATGGGGATGGTGTTTTTCTTGAACATAGAGGGGTTATCCAGGGCGCGAGCAATAGCAAGTCGCTGGTCCGGGGTTAATAACTGACCACCAGCGAGAACCTCAGTGTCTTCATTGGCAAGGGCGTCAATTATATCTACTTGTTTCTTATTAATTAAATGACCTGCGGCTTCCATTAATTTATCAAGATTACCTAATGCCTTGGCTAACTTTTTTATAGTTTTAGGCTTTGGTACAGACCTGCGTTCATTTTCAAGTCTAGATATATGAGCAGCGCTAACCCCTGACTTTATTGCCAGTTGATTAACTGTAAATCCCTTGCTTTCTCTTAACTCCCTAAGTGTTTCTCCAAAATTGTTATCCATGGCAATCACCGCCTGTATCAATTGTAACGCAGTATTGCCAATTGGCAAGATGATATCAAAAAAATGTATTGCCAAATGGTAAATTGATGTTGACAAAAGGTAATACTTCCTGTTATTCTATTACCAAAAGGTAATAAGGTGGTGAAAATGATATGCCAGTAATTAACCTAGATAATGTTGTAGTATTTATGAAAGAACATGATTACAATGAACAAACACTTTCTGAGGCAATGGGTATTAGCTATAGCTACCTATTTAGGGTTCTTCGGGGCGATAGGCAACCTGGAAGAAAATTTATAGAAGGGTTAATAAAGATAGGAATGTCACCTGGGGATATTTTTTTTCGCAAGGCATTACCTTTTGGTAATACCAATAGCACAAATATAGAACCCACCGGCACCGATGGCGAATGAAAGGAGGTGAGGGAAGATGGGGGAAAAGCAATGCGCCGTTGGTATGAATGAACATTCTGCAATCAAAAACATGCTGTTTAAGCAGATTGAGTTACTGCATGAGCAGATTGCAAAACGTTGTAGTTGGGGTCCAGAGGATATAAATACTACCGCAACCTACATTGATGCAGAAGCAAGGTTAATCGGCGCTTATATGCGATTAACTTTTCCTAACGTCTATTAATTCGCTCAATTTCACGTTGAATTAGGGGGTGCCACAGGTACAGAAAACCAAGCAGCGGAAGGCCCAAAAGCCGGTCACATACAAAGTGCACTACCTGCCCTGCAGCCTGCCGGTTGAGGAGCAACGCCGGAGATTCAAGCAGGGTATACGGGCCTTAAATAATATGATCGACGAGCACGAGATGCTGGTAAGAAAGGGAGTGATAAGCAAATGAGCCGGTGGCGCTGGAATCATGAGCGCTGCCGGCCACTGCAAGCATTATGGCTAGCGCTGGGGGCGCTGTGCTTGACGCCAATATGGCTGTTATTTCTTCGATAGGAGGTTTAACAATGGAGGTTTGTTTAGAGCGTTTTTCCGTACCGGGGCCGTATGAGTTAACACGGCCCGTGCCTCAAGTAACCTGTCCGCGTTGCGGTACTCCATCAACCGGGCTATGCCGTGACTGCCGGTTAGATCACCTGGCATATGAGGTACAGTACATGAGCACGAAGGAGTTCCTGGATCGCCTTGACGATACCATGGATGGCTGCCAGAAGAACTTTTTCGCAGAGGCCAGGAACACCATCGCGCTGGAATACTATGAGACTGAAACGTGGCAGTTGGAAAAGGCGTGTGAATTACTAGAAGCCAAGGGATGCACGTACAACAGCACAAAAGAGGGCGTGATTATTTATTTGCAAGTGGCAGATTTTCTATAAGGAGGGAGTAGACCCGACCAACTGGTACCAGCCGGCCGGGTATGGGGAGGTATGCAGGGAGGTTATGCATCTATTACACCACGGGAGGAGGTGGATGTAAATGTCAGCGCAGGCTAAGAGTATGTCAATTAGTCGGCCAAGTGTGTATATGCTGGCTAGAATTGGTGCTGGTTACCGGAGCAGAGAAGCTGCGGTGGAGGACCTGCCAATGAGCGAAAGTACACTGACGCGTATCGAACTGGGTAAGAAAAAGCCTTCCGCAGAGGAAATTGCCGCAATGGCCGCAGTTTATGGCCGCCGGGATTTACTTTACTTGTATTGTAGGATTTGCCCGATCTGTGAAGAGATAGAAAGGCAAAAAAATAAAACCCCTTGCAGGGGCCAGATAAGCTGATAACTCAGTATACCACGGAAGTGGTGTGCTGGGCAAGGAAGGGGAACTATGTGAATTACAAAAACATAAACAGAGACTTCCGGCCTTATGTGCTAATTGGCGCAATAACCGGAATAATTGAGCATATGAACGACACTGGCATGAGCGCGGAAAAGGCTATTGAGAAAATACGCGCTGAGTTGAAATCCTTTGAGACAGCCGAAACAGCGAAGCAAAATTAACCACACCGGCAGCCCAGCCGGAACATTGGCCGGATGAGATTAAACAAAGGCAGGTGAGAATCACCGCCTTGGATATCAGCTATTCCGGCTGGGGTGTCTTTTTGGAAAAGGAGGGTAAATATGGATAAAGCGTTAGCACGTTTGGATGATTACCTTATACAGATGATTGATACCTTTGAACAGCAAGGTCAAACGGTGGAAACAATCATTATTGGCGGTAAACCCAGGTTCCAGATTGAAACCAAGGAGCATGCCATTTGGGCGCTAAGGAAAATAGCGGCTATCGAACGAGCCAGGAAGGAGGCCCAGGAAGCCGCACAGGCGGAGATTTACCGTATTCAAGACTGGCTGGCAGGGGAGGAAAAACGGGCCGACCAGGCACGGGAATACCTGGACATGTTGTTGGAGGATTATCACCGGCGGGTACTGGCAGAAAGTCCGAAGATGAAAACCATCAAACTCCCCCACGGGGAGCTGCAAATAAGAAAACAGCAGCCGGAGTATGTCAAAAGCGACGATGCCGTGAAGGTGTGGGCGAAGGAAAACAGGCCGGAATTGTTAGTGCCGCAAGAACCAAAGCTCGATTGGGCCACCTTGAAAAAATCACTGCAGGCCACCGGCGATGGCCGGGCTGTTGATGTGGAAACGGGCACCGTGGTGCCGAGCGTGGCCATAACCGAGCGACCGCCGAAATTCACCATTAAGTTGACGGGGGTGTAAGGCAATGACGCAAGCTTTAACACTGGCCGGGCAGGGGGTACAGGCCCCCGCAGTCCCGGCGGGGCAGCTTACCAGAGAACAAATAGAGTTGGTAAAGCGCACAGTGGCCTATGGTGCCAGCGACAGCGAGTTGCAGTTGTTTTTATACACCGCTAAACGGCTGGGCCTGGACCCGCTTTCCCGTCAGATACACTTTGTAAAGCGGCGGCGCAAGAACCCGGACACGGGTCAATATGAGAACACGGCCACCATCCAAGTAGGCATTGACGGCTTTCGTATTATTGCTGACCGTACCGGTAAGCTGGCCGGGATTAAGCGGGGCGTAATAAAGGACAGCAAGGGCAATATAACCCACGGGTGGGCGGAAGTGTACCGCAAAGATTGGTCAGAGCCGGCCCGGGAAGAAGCCCCGTTTAAAGAATATTGCCAACTAACCAGGGATGGTAGGCCCGCTGGCCTGTGGGCTAAAATGCCGGAAACCATGATAAAAAAGTGTGCTGAAGCGGCTGCGTTAAGGATGGCGTTCCCTGCTGACTTGTGCGGAGTATATAGCGATGAGGAGATGGGACAGGCAGATAATGAGCATCAAGTGCCTCCACCACAGACAAAACAAACATCACGCCGGGAGCTGTCACAGCAGCCGGCCAAAATATTCTGCCAGGAGTGCGGGCAAGAGGTACTAGCCACACCCAAGGCCACCGCTGCCCAGGTAGCGGAGTTCGGTAAGAAGCAGTTCGACAAAGTGCTGTGCCAGGAGTGCGCACAGCCTAAAATTGAGGCTCTGCGCAACAAGAGCAACGGTAATCAAAACAGCCAGGCCGAGGACGGCGGCCCAAACTGGCCGGTGTTTTGGGCAGCAGTGAAAGACTGGGGCTATACCAATGAATCTGTCCATGATGAGGCCAGACGATACTTAAACATGCCTGACTTGGTAAGCCTTACGGAAGGCATTAAGATGCAGGATGATCTGGACAGTTTTATGGATTACTTACGGTCGCTAGCTGAGATACCCTTCAGGGAAGCGGAGCTTCCAGCGTAATGAGCAGGCCAGCACCGAAGATTAACCCCAAGGTGGCCGCCCGGATCCGGGCCAGGGAAGCCGAAGCCCTGGCCGCCGGGTGGGCCTTCGGGGATTTGTGGGAAAGCCGGTTTTGGCATCTGGTGAACAGGCGAAACCGGCCCGGCTTGGCTGCGCTGATGCGCCCGGGGGACAAGCTGGGGGCTATAACAAAAGATTATATAGAAATCGTTCACCGGTCCGGGGCGGTAAACAAGTTCTATCACCCAGACCGGGACAAGCCTGGAGAGAAAAGAGTTGTAGCGGGTGCCTAATCCGCATGGTACCCGCTATTTGTATACCTATCGGAGGTGGAATATTTGGGCAGAAAGAACAGACGTTACCTAACTAGCGAGCAAATGGCCAGACATCACCAAGAAATGCGGCAGGCCCAAAAGAAACTGCAAGCGTGGCAGAGGGCCAGGGGACACTTGAAGCCGGTGCTACGGGGGTTTACCGAGCGGCAAACGAAAGACAAGAAAGTAGGGGCCTTACTCCTCTTCAAGTAATCTTTTTAAAAGACTTTTAAATTCATCAACATTCTTGTCGCAAACATGTCGCAAGTAATTGATCAATAATTTCGCAAAGGGGAATTCAAATGCCAAGTGGCCGCGATTGGTTTCGCCTTTATAACAGAATGACACAGGACCCTAAAATACAACATCTCTCAGACTATGAATTTAGGCTAATCATACATATCTGGTGCCTGGCTTCAGAATCAAGCGAACGGGGAGTTGTCTATGTGGCACCAGGGGTTGGGTATGAGCCTGAAATATTAGCACGTGGGGCAGGATGTCGTGAAGGCGATCCTGTCGCTGCGCTTGGTGTTATGGAAAAGTTGCAGCTAATTAAGGTTGATGATAATGGCGTTATCCATATTAACAACTGGGACAAGCTGCAGTATGAATTTAAATCCTGGACACCAGAAGCACGAAGAAAACAAAAGGCCAAAGAACGAAGTCGCAAGAAGCTGGAAAGTCAACAGCCACAAGGTGTTAACGGTGATACAAACAGCAGTAATGCAAACATGTCGCAAGTAAGTCGCAACACAGATACAGATACAGATACAGATACAGATACAGATACAGATACAGATACAGATACAGATACAGATACAGATACAGATAGTAATAAAAACATATGTGTGTTTGACGGCCCGAACCCGGATGAAAATGCCCCGGCTGAGAAACCCGAAAAGGGTGGAGCGCAGCGCAAGGCTGGCAAAGGCAATTATTCACCTGAGTTTGAGGAGTTCTGGTCCTTCTATCCACGCAGGGTTGAAAAGCAGGGTGCATACAAGGCATGGAATACCAGGCTTAAAGAGGGTGTATCGCCTGATTTGCTAATAACTGCGTCCAAAAACTACGCCATTAGTTGCAGAGAAAACGGCACCGAGGACCGGTTTATTAAGCACGCCAAGACGTTCCTGGGACCGAGTAAACCGTATGAGGATTATTTACACGGGCCAATTTTAAACAACCACAGAGCGCCACCGGCAGAACCCAAGGGGTTTAAGGCGCTGCGTGAGTACATCTCCGAGGAGGGTATACATTGACTGAAAAAGAGGCTATCACCTTGGTGGGAATGCTATTTGCCGCATACCCGAAGTTTGAAGCGCCTAAGGCCACAATAAAGCTGTATCAGCAGTTTTTGCAGGACCTTGATTTTAACCTGGCCAGGGCTGCAGTGACTAAGCATATTGCTGTAAGTCAATATTTCCCCACAATTGCCGAATTGCGTGATGCTGCTTTATCACTCACCAACAAAACGCCAAGCGCATCAGATGCCTGGTGTGAAGTTATGGAGCAAATCTCCAAGATTGGATCTTACGGAGCGCCTAAGTTCAGCCACCCGGCGATTAAAAAGGCGGTTAATGCTATCGGGTGGACAAACCTGTGCTGGTCGGAGGAAATAGGAGTTGAGAGAGCCCACTTTTTGAAAATTTATGAAGTCTATCGCAAGCGCGAAGTTGAAAACGCTAAAATACTGCCGTTGTTTAAAAAGTTAGGACTTAAAATGCCAGAAATGCCGGCGTTGCCGGAGGAAACAGTTAGTTAACTGGAGGGTGAAAAATGATTGCATTGCAAAGCGGCTTAGAAGGTCAGATATGGCAAATAATTCTTGATTCATACCGCTATGACGAGGATACGTATTTGTTCTTGAATGACTTTAGGAATCAAGGGGCTGCCCGCTGGGCGTTGCAAAGAGCCCGGAACATAGAAAGTGACTTGGTGTTTATGAAATACCGTCAGGGTATAAATATTCCGAATGGGACAATCAGGGATGCCAATATTGTACGCCGTGTGTTGGAGCTGGCCGCTTATGGTGCTGATAGTGGCAAATACTTAGGGCCAAGTGATGATCGGTTGGTAAGGGGTGTGGTATGAGGGAGATTAAGTTTAGGGGAAAGTCCTCAAAAACAAGACAATGGTTTTATGGCGACATATGCCACCATGACGGAGTGGTATCACATATAAGCCAGCATCCTGCCGATGGTTCAATGGTAATACATGACTTAATCCCTGAAACCATTGGCCGGTACACCGGACTTAGCGATGTAGTGGAGTATGACGAAGAAGGTTTCTGGATACCGAATAGCAAGGTTATCGGCAACATCCACGATAACCCAGAGCTAATGCTCTAACCATCAATACGCAACACCACGCGAATAAAAAGGGGTGGTACGATGGGCCTTGACAACTACACCCGCTGCCAGCTTGGCGAGCCGCACACGGACGAAGACCTGGAGTCTGCCAACGGGCCGGTGGTCACGTACCACCTCAGCCCGGAGGAGATAGCTAAGCGGTACGGGCCACCGCAAAAAATGCAGCGCAAGTCCCGCAAGCCTAAGCTGGACAAGAAAAGCCTAGCTGATATGTTGCGGCGCGAAACCGTGGGGATTGTAGCGAGAAAAAACATGATACCCAAGCGGCAGCTGCTAATTATGTGTGAAAAATACGGCCTTAAACTGGACAAAAAAGGCCGGCTAAAGGAGGATAAAAACGTGGATATTCAAAGCAACGACAATACCCAAACTACTAACGGTGGGTTTAAGACTTACCCCGAGGATGCAGGGCGGAAAAAGACCAGGCTTGAAGTTGCACGGGAGAAGCTCAGCAAAGAAAAATACCTGAAGCTAAAGGGTGAGGACCTAAAAGACAAGGAGATCATGGAACAGTTTGATATTCCCAATGATGTGTTTTACGTGCTGAAAAAAGAGTGGGGATTGACGGGCGATAAGGCCGGAGAAACCACCGTTACCAAGATGACCATTGCTAAAGCAATTAAGCTACGTGAAGAAACGCAAAATGAGGTTTCCTACGCCGAGAAAGTTATAAGCCCTGATATTAAGCAAGTGGCCCCGAAGCTGGCGAAGCTATTATTTGACCACCTGGAAGAACATAGCGCCAAACTGAGCCACATTGACAAGGTATTCGATACCGTGGAAATCGAGGTGTAGGACATGGCCCAGGCTGCGAAAAAGGCGAAGGTGCAAGAATCCATTCTGGCCGTGCTGGGCCGCAAACCCCACAAATCCCGAAAGAAGCCACAGAATCCGTTTGAGCCGGCGCCGCTGACGGCACCGCCCAGGCCAAAGCCGCTGAGCCTGGCAAAGCGCATGGAGAATCCCATTGTGCGGGTGGATGTGCAGACGGGTGAGGTGCTAGTAAGCAGGATAAGGGAGCACTGGGCGAAGGAGGAATAACCGGTGGGAAAGTTGATGTATATACCCGTGGATATGATATACCCGAACCCGCGCAACCCCAGGAAAAACTTTGACCCGGAGGCTATGGCGGAGCTGGTTTCCAGCGTCCGCCAGGTCGGGATTTTGCAGCCGGTGGTGCTGGTCCGGGACGAGGACGAAACCGTAACCCGTTACCGCCTGGTTGCCGGCGAACGCCGGTACCGCGCTGCCCGGGAAGCGGGTATGACGGAACTGCCGGCAGTGGTCAGGGAACTTACCCCGGAGCAGGAACTGGAAGTGATGATCATAGAGAACCTGCAGCGCCGGGATATTGACCCCATCGAAGAAGCCCAGGGGATGAAAGCCCTCCTGGAGGAAGGTGGGTACACCCAGGAGGCCCTGGCCGAAAAGCTGGGGTGTAGCCAGGGACACATTGCGAACCGGTTGCGACTGTTACGGCTACCCGAGGAAGTGAAGGAGAATATTTCACGTAAAATAATTTCCGCCGGCCATGCCCATGCCCTGCTGAAACTGGAGAAGGCGCCGGCGATGATGAAAAAGGCGGCCGAAGTGATGGCTGAAGAAAAGGTGTCGGTGGCCAAGGCTCAGGAGGCAATAGCAAAGGTTATTGCCGATCAGGGCAAGCCGCTGTTTAATGATTATGACAGTAAGCCGGAGTTTAAGACCAAGGGCTGTGAGAAGTGCGAATATCGTGTTATGGGTAACCAGTGGGGATACGGGGAGGATAAACCATACTGCATAAAACCTAGCTGCTGGGAAAAAAAACAGCAGGAAGTCAGGCAGGCCCGGGAACAGGCCCTTTTGGACCGGGTGAAAAAGGCAGAAAAGAAAGGCCAGGGCGTGCTTGAACTGGACAAGTTCGACTGGAACCAGTATGAAGTATTCATGGATTACAAAACCGAAGGCATGGACTTGTCCGAATGTGAGAGTTGCGAACATAAAAAAGTGGCCAAGCGGTCATTTTGGGATGAACTGACCGAGGCGTGTTTTCAGCCATCATGTTTCAAGAAAAAACAGATGGCCGCAACCCGGGAGAGGAACAAGGAGGCCCGGGAAGCCTTCAAAAAAGAGGCTAACCAGATCGGCATTATGGCCGGGCTAAAAGCGGCGCGGGTGGTTAAAAAGTTTAGTGTTAACCTACCCGCTGCCGTGCTGGATAAACCTGAACTGGTTTACATCGCGGCCATGATCTTAGCATGTGTTAAACCGTGGGAAGATCGGAAAATCACCTTATATCGGTATCTGCAGAATAAATACGGTTGGGAACATGACGTGCTAAAGCGCGGGGATTACGGGCTAACACAGAATGATTGGGACACTTTTCACCAACTGCTTGATACGCTGACAGATGAACAACTGTTGGAACTTATATTTGAATGGCCGGCTGTGGCCCACGGCCTGGACGGTGCCCCGGGGTGGATACTGCAGCGGGAAACGAAACCGAAAGAGGAATCAAAATCTGAGGAACGCTCGGAAATTGAGGAATCCGAATTTGACACGATATCCGCAGCAACGGGCAAGCTTAAACGCTGCGGGGACTGTGCGAACATTGATGAAGAAAATATTTGCGCTTATTACGGCTTTGAAAGACCTTCGCTACCCCAACACTGCCCACATTATCGCTTGCGCTCTGGTTTGGATAAGCAAGCTATTTAGTGAAATGGGGATTGAGCTGTGCTTAAGCCAGGCGATCGGGTCCGCATTCGCTGGGGGCAGAACAGGGGAAAAACCGGTGTGTATCTACATGACTACCGTGGCAGAGCCGTGGTGCAGTATGGGCCGTCATATTACCACATAACTAAATTGCAGTATGCCAATATTGAGAAGGTGGATGAAAATGACAAGGATCGGCGAGGCCCGGGCGCGGGAGTTGGGGTTGCTTCCCGGCCAGGCTAAGAAAAAGAAGACGGTACGTGTATCGCAAGTTCAGTGGGATGCACGTCACATTCCCGGAGGCGTATGGATACAGGTGCCACATGTACCGCCAAGTCTGAACGTATGGAAGAACTGGCACTGGGCGAAGCAGCAGCGGTACAAGCAGGATTTGACCGAGGCAATCCGCGGTCTGGTATTGGCCATGAAGTTGCCCAGGTACCGCCGGGCTACAGTGCAGGTGATAATCTATTTCCCGGTGCGGCGTATCAGGGACCCCGCGGACAATTACAACCAGAAGTTTCTCATGGATGCGCTGGTACGGGGCGGGATTTTGGAGGACGACCGTGGGGATTGGGTACGGGTGATGGTGCCGAAGTTGGACATTGACCGGGACAGGCCGAGGATGGAGGTATTCGTGTGGGGTTTTGATTGAGGGGGGTGGTTAGGTTGGCATGTCAACATAAACGTCCTGGCCGAACGGCGCGACTAGAGCGCCAGCGCCGGGCAAGGGAACGGGCGAAGCGCCGCTTGGCGATAGTAGTGCATTTTCCGCAGCGCTGGGACCCGGAGCGGTACGATGGCATTAGCCCCGGGATGTGCGTGGCCTGGGCGGATGGAAGGGAGGCCACCGGATGAAAATCGGGTTATGCGGTGCGCAGGGTACAGGGAAAACCACCCTGGCCCGGGCACTTGCCCGCGAGCTAGGCTTACCGCTAATTGAAGAGCAGGTCCGGTTGGTGGCCCGAGAAATGGGCATTGAAAATCCCCGGGCGTTAAAGGGGAATCCGGAGCTGGGGGGACAATAACACAATGTCCAGTTTGCAAAACCAGCCATGAAACGACAGCAGCGGGGGTGATAAATTGGCCGGGGAGGTTATAGCCATGAAGAAAACCGGGGGCAGCAAAACTGAATACCAGGCGGTAATGCTGCACCCGGTGGAGAGGCGGTTTGTGGAGTACCTGCGGAAGCTTCGGTATGCCAACCTGGAGGTGAAGGTGCAGGATGGGCTGCCGGTGATGGCTGAGAAGGTGACCGAGAAGGTGAAGTTTACGGATAATTAACCATTGACATAAAACACTTATTCCTGGTATTATTATGCAAATAAATACTTGGCTGACCAGAAAACTGGAGGCCGACATTGTTTCGTTTAGACGCGAGCAGTGTCGGCCTTTTTGCGTTTATGGATGGAGGTGGTGGTGAGATTGGCTAAATACAGAACTCTACAACAAAAAAAGAGGGCTTTTCTTGCCGCCTTTGCGGAAGTTGGAAACATTACACGGGCGGCTGAAATAGCCGGAATCGACAGAAAAAATCATTACGATTGGATGAAAAACGACCCGGATTACCCGGAACTTTTCTATGAGGCAGACCAACAGGCATGTGATCGACTGGAACAGGAGGCCAGACGCAGAGCTGTAGAAGGTGTGCAAAAGCCAGTATTTCAAGGTGGGAAACAAGTTGGGGTGGTGCAAGAATACAGCGACACTCTGCTCATATTTCTCCTTAAAGGGGCAATGCCCGAGAAGTACAAGGAGCGTGTACACCAGGAGCACACCGGCAAGGGAGGCGGGCCGATACAGCACGAGGTGGATTTAAGTGGCTTATCCGATGCAGAACTTGACGCGCTTATCAGTGAGGCAGCGAAAGGAATTACTGGCCAAGGCGCTGATTGAGAAACGGGCCCGGACTGACATTATCTCCTGGATATTACACCGGGGGATTAAAAACGAAAAGGGCCTGCCGATGGAGTTTGGCCAGCACGCATTTTTACTGCAGCCATACCGTGATTGGAGTCCGCGCCTGGTGTGTATAAAAGCTGCTCAAATTGGCTTTTCCACGATGGCCATACTAAAAACAATATGGGCAGCGGGAAAGCAAGCACGTAACTGCATCTACACCCTGCCCACTGACGACGATGTGAGGGCCTTCGCGAAATCCAAGGTGCTGCCGATGATTCGGAACAATCCGGCACTGGAAGGCATGATTAGCTCCGAGGTGGACAGTATTTACCAAAAGCAAGTTGGAGACGCGCATATATTCTGGCAGGGCACCAAGGGCCAGAGCAAGGGCATTATGATTACCTCTGACCTGAACGTGCATGACGAGCTGGACCGCAGCGACCTTGCCACAGTAGAAACCTACGAAAGCCGTGTTGCCCACAGCGATTATAAAGGGCGCTGGATATTCTCTAACCCCAGCCGGCCAAAGGTGGGGGTAGACATCTACTGGCAGCGGTCAGACAAAAAACAATGGCATATCAAGTGCCCGCGCTGTAACGAGTGGCAGCCGCTGGATTATTTCGTGAACGTGTGCAAGGAGCGCCGGAAGTTCATATGTCGCAAGTGCCATGAGGTATTACCGGATGAGGTCAGGCTTACCGGCGAGTGGGTACCGGAGCATCCCGGCCGGGATTGGTCGGGGTACCATATCAGCCAGCTCATGGCACCGTGGATTACTGCCAAGGAGATCATTGAGGCCGAAGAAACCAAGACCCAGGAGTATTTCTACAACTTCGTGCTAGGCCTGCCGGTGATCGGCGGTGCTAACCAGGTGAGCCGGTCGATTATCCTGCAGTGCTGCACAGAGCAGGCACCAGCGGGCCGATGGAAACTACTGGGCGTGGATGTGGGGAAAGTCCTGCACTGTGTGCAAGGCACCGAAAACGGGATTACACGGGTTTTCACACTGCCGGGCTGGGATGACCTACACGCTTATATCCGGTCGCAGGGTATCAACCTTACGGTGGTGGATAACGCGCCGGAAACCGAAGAGGCGGCGAAGTTCTGCCGGCACTTCCGGGGCAGGGCGTTCCGCTGTATTTACGACTACGACAATGAGCGGGAGGAAATGATCGAATGGTCGGATATTATGCAGGCCAAAACAGTGCGCCAGGACAAAGAGGGCGTTGTTTGGGCGCACCGGACCCGGTTGATTGACCACACCATCAGCGTGTTTGATACCGGCGAGATTTACGTTTACATCCACCCGAATGACCCGCAGTTGGTTGGTAAAGGTAAACCGGGTGTGATCGAAAATTGCCTGTGTGACCACTGGGAGACGCTGTACACCGTGGGTGCGGATGGGCAGGATGTGAACATCGTAAAGAAGGACCGCATGGGGAATGTAATTCGTACGTGGGAAAACAGCGGGCCGGACCACTTTGCACATGCCACTGTTTACTATGAGATCGCAAGGCAAAGGAAAATGCCCACCAGGAGAATGACGGAGAATATTAAGCGAGGGCAGCCGCAGGTTGTGGCTGCAAGTAGTATTACTGGATATTAGGAGGCCGCCATGCCGGACATTTATGATTCCCGGGAGACAACTGCAGAACTAATCCAGCGTTTCTACTATGCTGAATCCTGGAGGCAACAATACGATACCCGCGCATTGGAGTGGTATAAGCTATACGTTGGCTGGCGTGATGCGCTGCCGAAGGCATTGCAGGGCCGGTCAAACCTGCACATACCGCGTACCTATGAGGAAATAGACACACTCCGGAGCCGGTTCTTAAAAGCACTGTTCAGTAGCAGGCCATACATTGACTTCCTGCCCAGGCCCAGGGCGGCGGTATCACCGGAACAACTGCAGGAGATGGAGGCCAAAGCAAAGATTGCCGGCGCTATCCTGGATGACCAGCTAGCGGCCATTATCCCGGCGTTCTACGATTTCATTACCTGTTTCCTAGTGTACCCGGCGGCCATTGCCTCCATTGGCTGGCGCTACGAGGTACGCAAAGTTAAGACCAAGCAGCAAAAGCTTATCCCCCCTACGTTCATGGACCAGGTGCGGGCAGCACTGCAGGGTGCGCAGGCCCAGCCGACTATAGTCATGGAGGAAGTGGAGCAAGAGGTTGCGGAGTATGACGACAATGATTTCCAACCGGTGGACTTCTTCGACTTCTGGCCGGACCCCCGGGGGCGGGATATAGATTCCTGCCGGTTCTGCTTTCAACGTGAATGGCTGACGGTGCCGGAACTGCAAGCAAAATTAGCTTTACTCAAGCGGGCAGGTGGCGGCAAAGTATACGAGCCGCAGGACTGGAACGCCCTGGCCGGTGCTGCCGGTGAGCTGCAGGATGGCCGGGAGGATCGGCTTGCTGCTATTGGCCTTGGCAGCGATAGTACGCAAGGGTACTGGCGGGAGCCCAAGAAGGGGTATCTCATGGAGGTGCTGCACTATTGGGAGGATGACCGGCACGCTTTGCTGGTGAACCGCACAGAAACCCTTTATGATGGGCGGAACCCTTACCACCGGCACGGCAAGAAACCGTTTATTGCGACCAGCTTTGACCCGTTGCCGGGCGAGTTTTACGGACTGAGTGCGGTGCAGCTTATTGAACACCTGCAGCACGAGCTTAACACCACGCGGAACCAGCGCATTGACAACGTGAGCCTGGTGCTAAACCGCATGTGGAAGGTGCGCCGGTCAGCGGATATAAACCCGAACGAGCTTATTTCCAGGCCCCATGGCGTTGTATGGGTGGATAGCCCGGATGACGTAACCGAGCTGAGCATGAATGACGTAACCTCTAGCAGCTATAACGAGGAGCGAATCATCAAGGAGGACATGGAGAACGTGATTGGCGTTCCGGCGGTGGTGCGGGGTGCTGAACCACCCGGAAAGCAGACGGCCACGGAAGTGGTTACCAAGAACACCAGTGCCGGATTCAGGTTCGACGTAAAGGTGATGCTGTACGAGGCCCTTTGTCTGAAGCGTATGGCCTACCTCATGGATTGCAACAACCAGCAGTTCATCGACCAGGCCCGGCTGGTGCGGGTGTATGGTGACCAGGGCATGGAGTGGAAGCGGATCGAGCCGTGGGAAATCCTTGGTGAGCATGATTACGCACCGGCGGGCAGCAGCGTTGACCCGATGGCCAATAAGGAAATTCGCCGGCAACAGCTTAACGAGCTACTTATGATTGTATCTCAAAACCAGCTTGTTGCGCAGCATGTTAAGATACCCGAATTGATTAGGCTACTCATTCAGAGCTATGATATCCGGTCGGTAGATAAGCTCCTGCTAACACCCGAGGAGCTTGCTCAGCAGCAGTTAGCGGCAATGGTACCGCCGGGAGTTCCACCGGGCGCACCTCCGGAGCAGCCAGGGGCAGCGCCACCGATGGGGCCGGATCAGTTGGCAGCACTACTGCAAATGATTGGAGGTGGGCAGGGTGGCCCGCAAGGTAACCAAGGGTAAGAAAGCACCCCCGAAAGGCAAACAAAAGGTGCAAGACCAGCAGATGGCCGGGTTTGCGGTAGCCGCGCTAAAGAAAGCGGGGCGTAAGAAGAAATGAGCCAAGATATGCAAATTGGCCAGGCCCTGGAGGATATGGCCCGGTCTGCTGGATGGGGATATGTGGAGCAGTACATCCAAGACCAGATTGGGGCACGCTTGAAGGACCTGGAGCGCAAGGAATTTGTGGATTTAGCCCGGGTGGCTCGGCTGCAAGGAGAGATAGCCGGGTTTAGGGCAATCAATACATACCTGCAAGACCGTCTACGTAGATACCGCGAGGCGCTGCAGAAAGGAGACTAAATATGCCAACTGATGATCAAATGATTAAGGATATTTTTGGTGGGGATACCGGAGATCCCGCCCCCAACAACGATAATGACCCGGAACTGAAGAAGGCCCCGGAGCAAGACCCGGACACGCCGCCGGAAGAACCGGAGCAAGACCCGGAACCGGAAAAACTTTACGCCGGTAAATATAAGACCGTTGAGGAACTGGAAGCTGCCTACAAGGAAGCTGAACGAGGATTCCACAACGACCGCCAAGAGAAGGCGGAGCTAAAGCGCCAGCTTGATGAGCTAAAGGCAATGCTGACACCCAAGCCGAAGGAGCAAGACCCGAAGGAATACCGGGAAAAGCTAATTGAGCGATTGATGGAAGCCCCGGACGAGGTTGTAACCGAGCTGGCTGAACAAATAGCTGATCGGAAACTTCAAGAGCGCCTTGGGCCGGTTATGCCGGTTATACAGCAGCAGATAGTTAATAACCAAGTGCAGCAGTTTATGTCGGCAGTGCCGGATGCAGTTGAGTATGCCAATGACATGGCGGCCATTCTGCAAGCTAAGCCCGACCTCATTAACCAGCCCGGCTGGTTGGAAAAGGCTTATATGCAGGCAAAGATAGCCCGATTGGAGGCAAAAGTAAGTAAAGCCACCGGTGATGATAAAGCTGCCCAGGCAGCGGCAGCTAAGCAGGCGGCGGCCATGCCGAAGGGCGGCAAAGGCGAGCCGCCGAAGCCGGAAACCGAGGAAGAAAAGATGCGTAAAGCGATTTTTGGCGATTTTAACGGAAAGAGGAAAATGTTTGATTTCTAAAGGAGTGGTTTAAATGCCGCCTGTATTGACCTTTGATTTAGATACACAACGGCGGGACCTTGACGTTGCCCGTGATATTGCCCGGTATATGCCGGACGAAACCCCCTGGACTGTTATGTTACTGCAAAGCCGGAAGAAAGGCACCCAAACCGCGCAGTTCTTCTGGTGGGAAGAGGACGTATATGGCTACTGGACCCAGGTGAATAGTGGGGCAGGCTATGATGACACCGCCACTGATATTGTGGTGGACGATGCTTCAATTTTTGCTCCCAAGGATATCCTAAAAATCCCGCGCACCGGTGAGGTTATGTTTGTCAGCGCTGTCAACACTGGCACCAACACTATTACTGTTATGCGCGGGTACGGTGAAACGGCAGCTGCGGCCATTAACGACGATGATTACGTATTGTGCTTGGGTAACGCGATGGAGGAACGGTCCAGCGCGCCGCAAGAAAAAATTCTGCAACCTGTCAAGATGTATAACTACTGCGGTATTACACGTACAACTTTTGGAGGTTCCGGCACGGTGCTGGCGGAGCAACAGGTGACCAACGAGCAGGAGCGGGCGCGGCTGACCAGGGACAAGGGTGTGGATCACCGGTTGTCCCTGGAGCGAATGTTGCTGTTCGGTGAGCGGAAAGAGGACGCTACGAACAAACGGCGCATGAGCCGCGGCATTGAAAAGTTCATTACCACAAACGTTTACGATGCCGGCGGGGAAATGACCGAAGCTGACTTTGACCAGAACGTATGTGAACCCGTGTTTAAGTACGGCACCAAACGTAAAGTGCTGGTAGCCTCTCCCCGTATGGTGTCCATTATCAACGGCTTTGCCAAAGATAAGCTTCAGGTTTCCCAGGGCGCCAAGGAGTACGGTCTGGATCTGCAAGAGTATATCTCGCCGCATGGCCGCTTGGTGATTGCACCTTCGCGCATACTGGAGCAGTATTACGCCTACCACAGCTTTGTCATTGACATGAAATACGTGTCCTTCCGTGCACTGCGGGATACCAAGTTGCGGCGTAATATTCAGGCCCCGGACGTAGACGGCTTCCTGGACGAGTATTTAACCGAGGCCGGGTTGGAGTTCCGGGTGGAAAAAGCCCATATGACGATTAAAAACGCTACTGGCTAAAAGGTGGGGCGGGTAATCGCCCGCCCTATATTTATTTCACGTGAAATATCCTAAAGGAGTGGTTTAGATGGCACAGTTTATTAGCACATACCAGGGGATTAGATACAAGATACCGGAAAGCGACAAGGTAGCAAAGTTTGAGCGGGGTAGGCTGTCTACTAAAGACGAGCAGGTTATTTCATACCTGCGGGAGCATCAGGATTACGGGTGCACGCTGACCGAGGTGGAGAGCCCTTCCGGAGCTATGACTGTAGATGTGCATTTTTGCCCGGTGGAGGGGTGTGACAAGGTGTTCAAAAGTCAACAGGCGCTGGCAGCGCACATGAGGACGCATAAGCAGGACGACAACTACGATAAGGATAACGGAGGCAATGCCGATGGATAGTCTGGCCAGTTACCTGACCGCCGCTAAGCGGGTAATAATTGCGGTCGGTACCGCAATTACCACTTTTCTAGGAGGCTGGGACATGGCATTAAAAGTGCTGGTCATATTCGTTGTATGCGATTATTTGACCGGCCTGGTGGCGGCATGGTACCAGGGAGAGTTAAACAGCAACACTGGATTCAAGGGCATTGCAAAGAAAATCCTTTTATTTGTACCCATTGCTGTTGCTTACTGGTTGGACCAAGTTACCGGGCAGGATATACTTCGCAGCCTGGCCATATGGTTTTACATAGCAAATGAGGGCTTAAGTATACTTGAAAACTTGGGCCGAGCGGGGGTGTCTATCCCGGTACCGTTACACGAAGCACTTGAACAGCTCAAAAATAAAGGCAGTGGTGCGAAATGAGTATAAGACTATTTCAATGGCCAAAGGGTACCAAGTTTAATAAGCGTAAGTCAACTGATTATATAGTCGTGCACCACAGTGCCAGCGGTGATGTCCCGGCCGCGGAAATACACCGCTGGCATTTGGCTAAAGGATGGCTTGGTATTGGCTATCATTACATTATCCGTGCTGACGGTACAGCTGAGGAAGGCCGCCCACATTGGGCCGAAGGTGCCCATGTGCTAGGCAAAAACGGCGTTTCGCTGGGCATTTGTCTTACCGGGAGCTTTGAGCATCACAGGCCAACCACAGCACAGGTTGATTCGCTGGTGCGATTAGTTAAGAGTTTGCAGCAGCTTTACCCGGATGCAAATATAGTGGGGCACAAGCATTTAATAGCCACGGCTTGTCCGGGCCGCCTGTTTCCCTGGGATGTATTGCAAAAACGTTTACAGGAGAGTGAAGGAATGAGTTTTAAGGATTTAGATAAATGCTGGTACCCTGACCTTGCCAAAAAAGCTGTTGAACTCGGCTTGGTGGCCGGTATTCAGCGTGAAGATGGCTTATATCTGGCCCCCAAGGAACCGCTGACCCGTGAGCAGGGCTGGATTATGGACCTGCGGCAACATGCTATGTTAGACAATGTGTGGAAGATACCGGATATGGTGAAAAAGTATTTGCCTTCGGTGGTGCGAATTTGGGCTAAGGGCGGGCAATATCAAACAGTTGGCAGTGGTAGTTTTGTGTCACCATCTATAATTTTAACCAACGCTCATGTGGTGGGCAACAATGCCACCGTTTCCGTGGATACTCATGATAACCACTCGGATACTGGCAAGATGCAGGGCAAGGTAATCAAGAGGGACGAATACATTGACCTCGCCTTGGTGCAAATTGACCGCCAGTATACGCCCTTAAAACTGGCTGACGGGGCGATACACGGTGAGTTTTGCCTTGTACTGGGCAATCCCGGCGGTGAATGGCAAAGCGTTACTGCTGGGATTGTGAGCCATAATGACCGTGGCGATTATATTGAAACAGATGCGCGGATTAATCCGGGCAATAGCGGTGGGGCTATGCTGAATGCCAAGGGTGAGCTTATTGGTGTACCGTCACACAAAATAGCACTTGACCATTCGTGGGATAACCAAAACTATGCCATTCGGATAAGTAGGGTTAAGGAGTTTATTAAAGGGGTGGTTTAGAATGACTGCCCAGGAGATTATCACATATACGGCCGAACGGCTGCTAAAAAAAGCAATGGATACAGCGGACGGTCTTGGCTGGTTAAACGATGCCTTGGAGGATATGGGCGTTGATGCTGGGCTGTTTAAAGAACAGGCTATCGTTTCTGTAGCAGGAGTATGGAACGATTTGCCCGCCGATTGCCTGAAAGTATATGAGGTACGGGACAGTACCGGATGCGATTATTACGGTTGGGAGGCGGACAGGAAGCGGATCCGGTTGGCAGATGATGGAACGTTTACTTTGCGCTATTACCGCCCGCCTATTGCCCTTGCTGATGGGGAGCAGGTGCCGGAGTGCCCGGAGGTATTCCACCGGGCACTGGCTTATTATATAGCTTACCGGTTCGAGGCCCGGGACTTCCCCGGGGAAAATGCTACCCTGGCTTGGCTTTCAGAGTACCAGACTAGGCTGGAACGGGTCAGGACACAGTTGCAGAAAAATGCCAAGCTTGTTAATGTGCGTGTTTGGAGGTAGTTGAAATTGGCAGTGCAGGAATGGGAGATCATGGACTTTTCCGCAGGGCTTATTGACCGGGTTGATGATAACCTGTTGCCGGATAATGCAGCTAAGGACTGCCAGAATTTCATAAGCAGGAAAGTGGGCAGCATGAAACCACGCCCCGGCCAGGCCCGGCTTAACACTGCCGCACTGCCAGGGCCTGTGCAGGGTTTACATGCTTATTACTACGGTGATTTTTTCGGCGAAAACCGCAAATTGGTGGTGGCTGCCGGTGGAGTGGTAGCCTATTGGGATCCGGACACGCAGTCTTTTGTAAACCTTAAAACGGGCCTTGATGTCGGCGCTTTGACTTGTTTTGAAACCTGTGCAAACTACATGGTAGCATTTAACGGTGTGAATGCACCTTGGAAATATGACGGCGCTGATGTTTCTACACTTGCCGGCGCGCCCGAGGACGGCCAGTTTTGCGTACTACACAAGGAGAAACTGTTTACTGTGCCAACATCTGAGCCGTCAACTTTGAGGTGGTCAAATAGCTTTGCCCCTGAAACATGGGAGGCAGTGAATTATTGGGACATACGCAAAGGTGATGGCGATAAAATTACCTGCTTGCGCAGCCACTTGGGGGAATTGGTGATTTTTAAACGCCGGTCACTGAGCGTGCTGAGGGGAACGAGCTTGGATGATTTCCGCCTGGATGAAGTAGACGCCCGGGTGGGTTGCACCGGTCCCTTTGCGGCGGCTGCTGACGGTCCCTATTTATATTTTGTCAGCGATGAAGGAATATGCGTTTTTAACGGGGCGCGGGTGGTTAATTTGTCTCGGGAGTTTATTCCGAATTTATGGAGCACAATCAACACGGAACAGTTACATAAAGCTGCAGTAACGGTATGGGATGGGTTAGTTTGGTTTGCCCTTCCAGAGGGGTCTAGCCTACATAACAACTTAGTCATAGCTTATATTCCACCCGCTGACGGGGCGGCGGGCGGCAAGTTCTGGCCCTGGCGTGGTATAAAAGCTTCTTGTTTTCAGGCGTATAACAATGGCGAGCGCCTATTGTTATACAGTGGTGATGCTGTATCAGGTAATGTAAACCAGCAGGATGTGGGAACGGATGACTTTGGTAACCCTATTGAGGCGTACTGGGTTGGTAAGACGTTCGCTATCGGTGAAGCGGATAAGAAGAATCGCTTTTTGCGGGCGTTTATACAGGACAGCCCCGGCGCCAATGATGTTGACTTGCAGGTGACCATTGATTATGGCCAGTTTGCTTCCCTGGTGCCAGATGGTGGGGATGAACTGGTGCGGAGGTATAACTTTTATAGCACGTATAACGGACGGTACCTGCAGCCTAAGCTAATGTATTCAGGTCTAGGCGGCTGTGAAGTGCGGGGCCTAAAGGTGCTCTACAAACCGTTTGGCAGGGCTTCGTAGGAGGTGTTATAGATGGCACGTGAGCAGGATGTTTTTCAGTTACCGGTGAGGTTTTTTGACCACACCCGGCCCGAGGATTTCGCTTTGGCAGTGCAGCGTTGTTTTATTGAAGTGGAACGGATGTTAAGCCAGTTACAGCTTTACGCCAAGCAAGCCACCGGCGGGGCGGTAAAGGATCTGCCTTCCCGTGCCAATGTGTGGGACAGGTCAGGTAGTATTAACGAGGATGGCACTTTTGATACAAGTAAGCTGAGTGATAAATTGGTTGGCCTCCAGCACGAATTGCAGTTGGCTGAACAGGCGGTTACCGAAGCAAAAATTGCTGTCGGGGCCATTAAAACCCCTCACATTGCTGATGGGGCAATTACCAATATGAAGTTGGCGGCTGAGGCCGTCTTAGATCAAAAAGCAAACTGGTCTACTCATAGACTGTATTAGGGGGTTATGGATAATGAACATAATGTTACCACAAAGCACTCAGGCTTTGATTATGCGTGAACGCGAAAAAATGTTAAACGGTGCAGTAAAGCTGGTTAGCCGGATGGTTGAGGAAGTGTCTAATTCCATGCTAGATACTTCTGATACAGGCCAACAGGAATGTATTGATGTTAAACCCGAAATTTCTGAAGATAACAGTATCGACAAGGCTGTGGAAAAAGCTTTGGATTCCAGGTTAAAAGCCTTACTACATGACGTTGATTACAGAATTAATCTGTTGTATGAAGTGCTTGACCGTGCCGAGGGTAAGCCGGTAAACAGGGTGGGTTCAAGGGATTTGAATTTAGCAACTCACATACTGGACGGCTATTCTTTTACAGCTAACTCACCAAGTGCTGGAAGTGTTTCTTGGGCTGGGTGTCATATTGTTTACAAAGGTCAAGACCACACCATTCAAGATGGTAATACAGATAAGAAGTACATTTATTGGGATAATGACACTCCTACACAATTTAAAACCAGTGATACACAACCGGAATTAGATGCGGACGATGTATTAGTTTGTATAAATGAGGGTGGCCATCCGAACGTATTATTGGCACCCGGAAAATTGATTTCTGGGTCAGCATTGATGAATGGTACTGTGGGTAGTGCACAGTTGTCCAGCGGGGCGGTTATAGCAGGTAAGATTGCCTCAGGGGCTATAAATGCGGCTTCGCTGTTTGGCTCCGGCGTTGTAAATTCAACAGCTTTGGCTAGTAATTCCGTAACGGACGCCAAGATAGCTGATGGGGCTGTTAAGGCTGGTAAGATTGCGGCTGGTGCTATAAATAACAGTTCTATTTTCGGAACCGGCGTTGTTGAAGCAGGAGCCATAAAGGATGGTGCTATAACCGGCTCTAAAATAGGGGCAGGTGCTATTGGAGAAAGCAACCTAAACATTGCACAACATATGCTTTATTAGTGTGGTGAAAAAAAATGCCCGTGACAGCAAGTTTTACCAGAGACTCAGATGCTTATCTTTCAGACGGTACACTGGTTCGCCCCAACGTTCCCCGGTTTGAGAATGGCAAGTTTGGTCAGGCCATAATGGTGGAGGAAGGGACGACGAATAGGTTAACAACGGTAGATTTTGAAAGTTGGGTTAATTATACTGATGGCGAATCTATCGGTGAGATGTATTTTCGACAGGATGAATTAAGAGGTAAAGTATTAAGATTAAAGAAAACAGACACAGGCACGGGACGATACGGGAAAAAAGGTTTTCTCTCTGGAATGACTGGTTCTGTTTATAACCACTCGATTTATGTGCGGGCGTTATCTTCAACAGGTAGAATTGCATGTATGTATGTTGATGCCCAACGCAGTGGCGGAGGGCTTATTACTAGTCAAAAGTTTTTTAACCTGTCTGACTTGCCATTAGGTGAATGGGTTCGCATTACAACTACACATGATGGTTCTCCTAATACATTGTCTGGTGGTGGAAGTGTTTTTGTATGGATAGATAACGCACCCGGGGAATGTGAATTTGCACTTCCTCAGGTGGAGCTAAAATCATACGCCACCTCCTTCACGCCAGGCACCCGCGACCCAGAAGTATTGACCATTCCTACGGCAGAGGTGTTAACTGATTCCGGGCCATGGACGGTTGAATTTTTTTGTAAAAAGAGTTTTGAGTTTAATCGAAACCATGTATTATTTTCTGCTTGGCCGAAATTTTATGTCTCAATTGGGGCTAATAGCCGTGCTTTGTTGTCGTGGTTTGATGGCACCCAACGGACCGCATACTCATCATCAAGTATACCTGACGTAACTGGATGGCACTATTGGGCGCTTTCTTGGGACGGTACTGTGGCTAAGGTTTATGTTGATGCCGTCAAATTGATTGAAGTGACTACAAACCTACCATCATCATTGCCTTCAATAGCACAAATTGGTAGGTTTGATAGTAATAGTGTTTATTCAAGCTTGATCGACGACCTCCGTATCTCTAACCGTGCTCTAACTGACGAAGAAATCGCCGATGCCTATGTCAGTAATCAACCACTACCTAAAGATGGTTATACCACTTGCAAACTGTCATTTGATTTGACCCTTAGGGATAAAGAAGGTAAGTATGTTGTTTATGATAACACTCCACAGTCGGGATATATCCAGTGGGAGAATTTATCCATTGGATACCAGGGCATGATGTATGACATTGCTGATGGATACACAAACGGTACTTACGTTTGGTGGGATTTTGATAAACCGTATGAATTGCAGTCTTCTAATACATTACCTGAACTTACCGAGGATGACGTTTTAGTTTTACTCAATAAAAATGGCACCCACATGACTGTTCCAACAGCTTCTGTGGTTGATGGAGGGTTGATTGTCCCTGAATCCATCATGGCCGATGCTATTGCCGCTAATGCCATCACGGGCAATAAGATTTTAGCTGGTTCGATAAGTTCTGATAAAATAGCGGCGGGGGCAGTAGGGGCGGAGGCTATAGCGGCCAATGCTATAGCCGCCCAGCATATTATGGCTGGGGCAATCACATCTGACCACATTAGTGCTAATGGTATAATTGGAAACAAGATTATCGGCGGTGAGATACTTGCCGGTCTCGTCAATATTGTAGGCAAGGATGAATCCGGCAATTCTGTGGTACAGATAGGTCACTACGAAGGACTTGGCCCCCAAACTGCCACCTTCACTCGCAACAGTGTTGCCTACAAGCAGGACGGCACGCAGGTTGCGGCTGACCAACCCCGTTACGAGTATACCGCTTTACCCTATCCGGTATGGCAGGACACCTTCGACACCAACCAGCTTTCGCAATATACCAGCGGCGGGGATAGTCCGGCGACGTGGGCGGTATCAGGCGGGGTGCTGACGGGGACGGGTGGTAGTCAGGCAACGCTGATAAAGAATGACCTACTGTTGCAGGACTGTGAGATTGTATTGACCAGCGACCAGGCGCAGGATGGCGGGATTATTGCACGGTATCAGGATAACAACAATTATTACCTGTTGGCCTTGTATGATGATTCAGGGGTTGCCCCAACGCAAAATATTAGGCTTTATAAGCGTGTTGGCGGAACGTATACATCGTTGGCTTATGCTGACGTAACTTGGCCCCGTGGCACGTCCAAACAAATCAAGTTCACCCTGCACGGCTCCCGCCTCGAAGCCTACTTTGACGGCGTGAAGGTTATCAGCGTCACCGACACCACCTTCACGGGCGGCGGCGTTGGGTTGCGACATCACGGTTCTACTGGTTCAGATCGTTATCTTGACTTTTCTGTTTACTATGTCCAGCAGGGCGTGATGGTGGAGGAAAGCACCTCCAACCTTGTCAAAACCAATGCTGGGGCCACAGCAGACTTCTCAGATGCAACCGGGTGGAGCCTGAATCCCAATACTTCTGTATCTGGTGGTAAGTTAAGGTTGCAAAGCCCAGATGGTTCATCCGTGGCTATAGCGCAGTGCGTAATGACCAATGTGCCAGCTAACACAGCAGTGTCATTCTCCGTGAGGGCTAGGTACACAGACGAGTCTGATCCGGGTGCAAATGGATCTTTGTATGTGGACTTCTCAGGGACTGGTTATGACAGCAATGACCAACAGTTGACTATACCAAGTACCCAGATATGCACAACATTCGCCACGTTTAAACGTGACGGTATGAATACGGGTACTCCTCCGAGCTCATTCAACTTCAGGATATTCTCGTTCTCAAAGAGACCGATTGAAGTTGATTTCGTGCAGGTTGAGCTTCTCCCTATGGCCACTTCCTTTGTGAATGGCATTAGGTACGGAGAGAAGCTTAATGTGCCCACGGAGAACGTATTCAATCCTGGTGCATGGGCCATGGACATGATATATACTCCAACGTGTAGTTGGGGTATGGCTAACACACCACACCTATGGAGGATAGATCTCGGGTATCCTGACCTAGCCAACAACTATGCGCTATATGTCATGACAGATGGTAGGTTGCAGGCAAGGTTGCGCAGTGAGAATGTCACATACTTTATCACGGATTCCGAGGTTCTGGTACCAGGTAAGACGTATCACATAACTATTACTGGGGATGGGTCGACGTTCTATCTGATGAAGAACGGTCAACTGATCGGCACCAGTAGCTATGTGCCACCAGCAGGAACCATGCCAACTGAGATGTGTATAGGCTACTTCACCGGTGGACATGGGCAGGCAGATGGTATCATCCATGATGTTAGGTTCTCAAATATCCTGCGCACCCTGGCCGAGCACCAGGCGGAGTATAACAGCGGCCTCCCCCTCTCGGTGGACGACGCAACCACCTACCTCATGTCCTGCGACGGCCACTTACAACCAAGTATTCGCAAGTTTGGTATTGCCAGTAAGAGCGGAGAAATAGAAGGTAGTATAATAAGAGGATCACAAATATTTGGTACCAGATTCCAGTCTGGTGATGAAGCGTCTTCCAGTTATGTACAAATAGGTAGTGGTAATTCTCCTATTGAAGTAATCAGAAACAATAAACCGGCGTTAAACATATGGACATCACAGAATATCGGTATAACCGGAGGTACAGGCGGTATTGTAGAGTTTTATGATGCAAACGATGGTAGTCGAAAAGGATACATTGCGGCGTACAAAGATACAGGCCCATATGGTTTGGGTGATGGATTAGTTATAAGTGCTGAGGATAATAATACAAATCATAAAGATTTGATACTTATTGGGGACCGTATAACTTTAGGTGTTAAAAACTTTGGAATGTTTACTAGAGTGTATGATTACCTAGAGGTAGATGGTGACGCAGATATTGAAAATCTTTATGTAACAGGTGAAAAAAATGCTGTTCAATTCACAGATAATTATGGAAGAAGGATACTGTCTGCCAGGGAATCTCCAGATATCAGGTTTGAAATTGAAGATATAGCGCAACTTGAAAACGGCGAGTGCAAAGTAGAAATTGACCCGATATTCTTGGAATGTGTGGTGCCTCATAGTGATGATTATAGGTGGTTAGTTCATGCCACCCCTTATATGTCCTCCATGCCTGGACTTTATGTAGCTGAAATAGGAGACACATATCTTGTTTTCCGTGACCTAGCGGGAAGCAATGGACAATTTTTTTGGAGACTATCAGCTCTCCGTAGAGGGTTTGAAAATAATTGGTTGGAGCCGTACAGCGATTATAATTTAGACTTATTGGAGTCTAACTGGGAAGATGAATACATGCAACTAATAGAGATTGAAATTGATGAAACGGTGTTAACTTCCGGTTGGGAGGATGAATTACTATGATGGGTAAACGGATTGAGTTTAATGCCGAAAAAGGTGTATTTATAAGAAAAGAAGAAATACAAGTTACCGATACCAACAGAGTAAATGAGATAAAACAATCTCTTAAAATAGAGCTGGCAAGCATAGTAAGGCAGGTAAAATCTTTAAAGCGCAGGGCAGAAGAAATTAAGGCAATGCTTGATGCTCTGGATGAAAAAGCAGAGCCAGTAATTGACCCTGCTCCTGTTATTCCTGATCCGGTAGCAAAGGAATCTTTATAATGGTTTGCTGACCTTCGGTGTTCCATTCGACTTCCGCACCAAAAGGTTCAGCTATCCACCGGGCCGGTAAAAATACCCGACCGTTCTCGATGAACGGGGCGGTGTCCATTTCAACGGGATTGTTGTTAACCAGTAAGGTAGTTGATCCGACTGTTAATGTTTCGGTGATTTCGCCGATTTCTATACTGGCTGTTTTGGCGACATTATCCCAGGCGACATCATCTTCAGTCGCACCCAGGGCGTATGAGAGGTAACGTATCGGAACGAAAGTTCTTTCATCCTGCACGATTGGTTCCACATCCATAGTTTTAGTTTCAACTGTGCCGGAATCGCTAGTGACAGTGTATGTGGTACTATCTAATGCAAAAGTGGTCACCACAAACGAAACAACAGGTTCTTTGGTCATTTCTTCCGGGGAATACTTACTTGTCCATGAACTCGATCTTTTATCAAGATGGACAGGTGGGTTACCTAGACAATCGGGTAATCCGGTGATAATAGCCAACATGGCATTATCTTTATATTTCCCGTAGGTATAAGTGTGTACTGTGTCGTCTGGCCCTACTGCTGTGACGGCTATATCCGTTTCCGGTCTATATTGATTGGTTAACTCAAAAACAAAAGGTGTTATTTTTTGGCTTGCCGATGTGGGACTTTGCGGGGTAACGGTAAATTTGTTAATGGTTAATTCTTCGTTAGCGCCTTTATATGTGTAAGTTGTCACCGAGCCGCTAGAAACGTAAACCAGGTCAATAATGCTGTGGGTAATTAAGTCGGTGCTCTTTTTACCACCTTTTGTGACTTCATCCAGTGCATCTTTTGGTATAACAGCAACTGCCGGACTAACACACATGAACACCATTACCAAAACCAACGCCAACGCAAGTTTTCTTTGCCATATTTTCATAGACATCCCTCCTTTATGAACAAATTTTACCACAGGTGGTGTTTAAATACCATGGCTCATAGTTATTCTGTGGACAGCAAGGGCAATATTTACAAGAACGGTCAGTTTGTCCCGGCCAGCAACTATAAGTATCTTGAACAAGACCCTTACGGTCAGCAGGCATTGTCAGCGGCTAAAAAGTTAAAATCGGGCACTGCATCAGGAACGGGATGGAGCACATCCAAGGGCTGGGTAGGGGGTAGCACACCTTCATCGCAACCAAGCTACCCTAAGCCAAGTAATTCAACGCCCAAATACAACACTTCCCCGGCACCGGTATATAACAAGCCCACAAGCATGGATGATGTGTTGGGCCAACTAACAGGCCCGCTAAAAGAGTACCTGATGCCCTATGAGCAGATGTACCGGGACGCTTTGTCCCAATTCCCGAAGTACGAACCACCGTCTGAGCAGGAGCTGGCCCAGCAGGCCAGCCAGTGGGCGAATTTGCAGATTAATCCGCTGTTGCAAGCTATCGACCGGTCACTTGAACAGGCCAGGACTGCGGCGTCTAGTCAACGCCAGGAGATTGAAGCGAATTATGCCGGCTTTGAGGACACGGTGAACCGGATGTTGCAGGAAGCGGCGTCCCGGGCACTGGAAAGTGCTATCGCCCGTGGCGGGGGCCGGTCGGGGGCCGTGGAATGGCTTACCAATAAACAGCAGGCTCCGATCATGGAGCAGGCCACCACTGAGCAAGCCAAGAAAACGGCGGCGTTAAATGCTATTGCCCAGGCACTGGCGCTTACTGAACAACAGGCCGGGGAGAAAAGAGAACAGCTTGCCGAAAGGTTGGGCACTTTAGAGGCTAACCGGTTGGCTGAACTACGGAACCTTGCCCAGGCCCAGGCTGTCGGCAACTGGCAGCAGGTTATGGACGCAACCAGAAACCTTATGCAAATGGCTACCCAGGCACAGCAGTTTGGCCAGCAGTATAGTCTTAATCTATTGCCTTATTTTGGGTTAACCGAGGCGCAGAGGCAGGCACAGCCACTGGATTGGACTCAGGTTATGGGACAGGTCCCGGAAGCTACTTTACCTCAGACGAGTTCTGCTGCAGCAGCGGTGCCAATTCGTAGTTACGCTGCACAGCGAGGGGCCAGTATTGACTGGGATCCGGCAACCAAGGAAGTTATTATCAACGGGAAAAGGTATTCATCCAGTCAGTTGCAGAATATGGGTGGGTATAACCAGAACGGGGCCTGGTATATCCCCGAAAGTGCGCTTGCTGGTTTGTTTTAAATAGGAGGTGGCTACTGTGGCCAATATTAACGAGTTGATAGGCTTACTGACAAATGCAAGGCAACCTCAAAATGAGCTGGTAAATTCGGCTGTAAACGCAAAGCAGCGCACTAACCCTCCGGTGTATGTGGTGCCAGACAACCAGCGAGTGTCTTACGGCGATGAGGTGCCCAATAAAACGTGGCAGCAGAACTTAGGCAGCGTTCTAAATGCAATACGGTCGCACCGGGCGAAGAACCCGGTTTATATACCGTTTCCAGCCGGTACTCCCACTTTAGCGAAACAGGAACTTGAACAGCAGAAAGCTTACCAGGACGCACAGTTGGGTTTGGATACTCAAAGAGTGGCTATTGATGCGTTTAAGGCTTACGAATCAAGCGGTAAAGATACTGCCAACTACACCAAAAACGATTATGAGGCCGACCTGTACGGATTACGTGAATACTATGCCAGCCCCAAAGATTATAAAGCCAGCTTGGAGAGAAACGCCACAGACATTATAAGGCTATTGGGTAAGAGCACCTACGACAGGCTACTGGAAGAAGCCAAAAATGCTGAATACAGCGAAGAACCCTGGGTAAGGAAGTATCAGGTGGAAGGCGATCCCATACGTGGATACTTTGATATGATAGGTGGTTAATATGGCATCCCTTGATTTGCTCATCTATGAAAAAGCGAATAAATACGGTCTGCCGCCAAAGCTTTTACGTGAGCTGGTAAAGAAAGAATCCAACTTTAACCCAAAGGCCAAAAGCCCCGCCGGTGCAATGGGTTTAACCCAGCTCATGCCCGGTACGGCTAAAAGCCTCGGCGTCACCGACCCGTGGGACCCGGAGCAGAACCTTGAGGGCGGGGCCAAATACCTACGCCAACAGTTGGACAAGTTTGGCCGCGTTGACCTTGCTTTGGCCGCCTATAATGCCGGGCCTGGAAACGTGGAGAAATACGGCGGCATACCACCGTTTGCCGAGACCAGGAACTATGTGTCCTCAATTATAAATAGCCTGGGCGACTTATCGACTATTAAGCCGGTATCAAGAGGCACCCAGCGACCAAAGACAAGTTACCTGCAGCAGTTCCAGGAGCAGTACGCAAAGCCATATACGCCACCAAAGGCAGCACCTACACCTACAGCTACCAAGTCTAAATACGTTTCGACTGTGGATAACGTTAATCCGGAATTTGCGGCCAAACACCCAACCTTCACCAAAATAGCGGAAACCGTAACCGCGCCTATCCGCGCTCTTAGTGACCTGTCCTGGTTTGAACGAGCCGGGCAGACCGGCAGCGAGATTATGACCTTACAAGATAGACCGGATATAGTAAGCACCGGCAGTACAGCCGGTGATATTACTGCCGACCTTTGGGGTTCATTAATGGGCTTTGCCGCCAATCCCGCCGGTACTGTAAACGTAGGTGCCAATCTGTTTAACCTCGGTACAAAGGCGACCGAAAAGGTGCTGCCCAAGGCCGTAAAATCCAGGCCAATACTAAATACGGCAGCAGGGCTTGCTGGTGGTGCTGTGGGCTATGAAGGTGCGGCCGCTTTAGTTAACAACCGTCCCATGTCACTGCAGGATATGGGTGTAGCGGCAGCCGTAAATGCTCTGCTGGGTGCGGCCACACATGGCGTTGCAAGGATGCCGAAGCTGGCCAGGGCGGCCAGGGCGGCCAATCAAGCTGAGCAGCTTAATACTATCCGTAATCTTGACTTGCGTAATCCTGTAAGGGTTACCGAGGCTGACAGATTAAATACTCCTGCATTACCTGGTCCGCAAGAAAGAGTTGCTTTACCTGGCATACAAGAAAGGCTCGTGCTTCCTGCTGGTAGCGATCTGCGGCTACCTGAATGGGGCAGCGACACTGGCGGGGTAATACGGCAGCGTGGCTTTACCGAACCGGCACAGCTCCCCATGACACAAGCAGAGGCGGCAGCAAGGCAACAGGTGGATAATGTGGTTAATGTGCCACTGCTCACAGGTAAGGTTGATACAAGCATCTGGCAGAAAGGTGTGCCCGAAAGAAAATTACTTACAGGTAAGACAGCAGATACTCCATTAGATACCCGTACCTTCGACGAAGTAGGCAGGCGTTCCATCAAGGCAGCATCATACGAACATCCTGAACTTGCGCCATTTATACGGCAGGAAGCTAACCGGCTTATGGGCGAGGTTATGGACACCATTAAGGGCGAGCGTACCTATACCGAATATAATGGTGAAGCATTCTTCAGTGGTACTAAACGTTTAACAAGTGAATCAATTGAACGGATAAAAGATGAGACAGGTGCAAGTTATGTTGAAATAGGGCAAGCGCTTGGCAAGTTGGTGCACGATAAAGGACTTGAAAATAACGCGCTAAGCAAAAAGATTGAACTAATTATTGATGATAACTTGACGCGGGGCACAAAAACCATTGACGGCATGGATTTGCCGCCTGTACAGGAATATATTGTGGCCAAACAAAAAGCATATTATAGTAAGCCAGCAGCCAAGCCGCAGCAAAGTAAGTCATACAAGCCGGTGGTTGAATTAAACGCGGCGCGGGGCATCCTGCATACAACCAAAAACCTGGACCGGGCGGCTAAGATACTGGATACCTACCCGGAACTAAAGCCGCAATTTAAAAGCTTGGTTAAGCGTATTGAGAAAGCACAACGGGGAAAGGCCAATGCGCCGCGGGTAGCGGAGCAACCGCAGCCGGCGGAAGCGATTAACCCACGCAAGGCTGAACTAGCAGCCGCACGGGTTATCCTTAGAAGGACCAATAACCCGGAGAGAGCAGCCAAGGTTATTGATGCCTTTCCTGATTTCCCGGGACTTAGAGCTGAGTATGAGCAGATGCAAAGGAAAGCTACCGCAAAGGCTGCCAAAGTAGAGAAAGCCAAGGCAAAGGTTAATAAAGTAAAGACCACTAAGGAACCTAAAGCTGGCGAGACAAAAACAAAGGCTGCGCCTAAAGGTGCTAAGGTAGCGGCTAAAGGTGCTACCGATGCAGCGAAGGTCAAGGCTAGGAAAAAACAAAAGCGTGCCAGTGCCACGCCCGTTGATGATGGGGTGCAGGCTATGGCAAGCCCAGCCGCACCACCGCCTGGCGGGGGTAAAACAGACAAAACGGTTAAACGCAGGGATATAATCAAATTCCTTGACGAAAAACTTAACGTACCAATTCGTACCGGTAGATTCAAACAAAAGGCGCTGGGTATATTTAAAATTAAGCCGGAGGTAATCAGGAGCCGTATTGCTAATGACATACCCGCCATATCCCACGAAGTTGGGCACTTTCTTGACAAGCAACTTAAATTAGCGGATTCGGCCTTTGATAGCGAGTTAATGGCATTGGGCAAGCAAACCTCTCTGCCAAACTATACCCCGGAACAGGTAAGAGCAGAGGGCGTAGCTGAATTTGTGAGGCTATTCCTTACAGATGAAGCCGCTGCAAAGAAAGCCGCGCCTAAATTCTTTGCCAGCTTTGAGCAAAAGATTAAAGCTAATAAGGATATTGACGATGCCCTAAGGACAGCGCAAAGGGATATTTACACCTGGTACAACCAGCCGGCAAAAGCAAGGATACTCGGTAGTATGTCTATAGGCGAAAAAAGCAGCCGCAAAATGAGCCTGGATAGCCTATACACAATGACGTTCGATGAAGTGCACCCGCTAAAAGGCTTTGTAAGGCAGGTGGGTGTTAAAGACCTGCCGATTGAAAAAGACCCCTATAAATTAGCCTGGCTTGCCCGTGGTTGGGCGGGTAAAGCGGAAACACTGCTAAAACATGGCCCAATGGATAAAGACGGCAAAAAAGTGGGTAAGTCTTTAGACGAAATACTAAAAACCGTTGAGAACGAATTAGATGATTTCCGGGCCTATATCGTGGCCAAGCACTCCTTGGAGGTCAAAGCACAGGGCAAGGAAACCGGCATTGCAGATAAGGATGCATTGGAAGTTATCAATAATTCCCCGGCAAAATATCAGGATACCCTTAATGATTTGGTTAAGTACCAGGATAACCTGCTTGAAATGCTGGCTGATGCAGGGGTTATGAAGAAAGGCTCCATCAAAGCTATGCGGGAAGCGTATCCAAACTATATACCATTTTACCGGGAATTTAGCGACGACCCCGCTGTAGTTACCGAGTGGTTATCCAGGGGCGGGTATGCTAATTTAAATAACCCGATTAAAAAGATGAAAGGTTCCGCCAGGGATATACTTGACCCGCTGGAATCCATTATTAAAAACACCTATCTATTCACCAATATAGCGGAGAAAAACAAGGTAGGCCGGGCCATTGTAGAACTTGCCGAGCAAGGGGATGGCCTGGGCCGCTTCGTGGAAAAGGTTGACGGCAACCGTTTCAGCAAAGAAAACGTGCTCAAGGTATTCCGCAATGGCGAGCCAGAGCACTATCAACTTGACCCTGATTTATACCGGGCCACATTAGCATTAGACAAGGAATCTACCAATACAGTGGTGCAAATACTTAGTTACCCGGCTTCATGGTTGCGGGCCGGTGCTGTTTTGTCACCTGACTTTATGGTCAGAAACCCTATTCGTGACGGGTTTTCGGCGTTTATAAACTCAAAATATGGTTTTATTCCTGGCTGGGATACAGTTAAGGGAGTATTCCATGCGGTTAAAAAAGATGACTTATACTGGCAGTGGATGAACTCCGGAGGCGCACAATCTACACTGGTGAGTATTGATCGGGATTACCTACAAAAGAACATCCGTGAGATGTTTAAAAACTCCAGGTCAACCAAGGATAAAATAATAACCGTGGTGAATCCAAAGACATACCTGGAAATGTTAAGATCACTTTCCGAGTTTACCGAGCTGGGTACCAGGCTTGGCGAGTTTAGCAAAGGCGTAAAGAGTGGAGCTAATCCATTGGAAGCGGCAATCGCCTCCAGGGATGTATCTATTGACTTTGGGCGTCACGGGGCACATACAAAACAAGTAAACAGAATTATTGCCTTTTTTAATGCCGCGCTTCAGGGTGCGGATAAAATAAGACGGCAGTTTATAGAAAAGCCACTACAAACGAGCGTTAGGACTGCTTTGTCCATTACCGCGCCAAGTGTGTTGCTGTATCTACACAACCGCAATGACCCACGCTATCAGGAGTTACCGCAGTGGCAAAAGGATATGTTCTGGATTATCCCAACAAAGGAGCATCTATGGCGGATACCCAAACCCTTCGAGATGGGTATTTTATTTGGTACCGTACCGGAACGTATTTTACAGTGGATAGATAGCAAGGACCCTAAGGCGTTTGATGAATTAGGCAAAACGGTCCTGGAAGGTATGCTGCCCGGCTACCTGCCTACGGCGCTTCTACCAATTATCGAAGCACAATCTAACTATTCATTCTTTATGAAACGCCCCATCGTGCCGCAGCGCGAACAAAAGATAGAGCCCAGTGAGCAATTTACTGTATATACAACGGAAACAGCCAAGAAATTGGGCGAATTGCTAAATATGTCACCGCGCAAGATTGAAAATACAATCCGCGGCTATACCGGTGGTTTGGGTATGTATACAATTAAGCTTGGCGAGGGTTTGGCTGAGGTGTTTGGTGTGCTTGATCGTACCTCCAGGCCGGCGTTAACCATGGAAGAAATACCAGGACTGAAAGCACTAATGACGACCGCCTATAATAATACCCAAAGCGAAAATGATTTTTATGAAAGATTGGACGAGTTGGAAAGGCAATACCAGACAATAAAGAACTTAAAGCAAAAGCCACCGAAAGGCTTTAGTATGAGCGAGTTAAAGCGCCTTAGAAAAGTTTCCGACAGATTGAGCGATTTAAGAAAACGTGAGCGGGATATTTTAAACAGTAAAACAATGTCCCCGCAGCGCAAACGGGCCGAGCTAACCAAATTAAATAAACTGGCAACCAATACGGCCAGAGTTGCTTTGGGTAAGGAAAGGTTAAAATAAAGAGGGGGCACTAAACCCCCCTTTTGTATTGCTTTCTACTAGTTAACCATTCATGCAGTTTAATACAAGGCCACACAACTATACCTAGAATACAAGCCGCACCGAATAAGTAAGCAATAAACTCCGGAATAATCATAAGTAATGCCATTGAAGCAAGCCCCAGTAAGATCATTACAGGATAGTAGACAATATTTAAGCGGGAATACTTCTGTCAATGGGGAGATGACCACCTATTGGCTGATGCTCTGGTGGTATTGAAAAACACTGTGAAAAAACGCTTGCACCCTGTGTTTATCGAGGTGGATCGGGGTGCAAGCAATAATAAATTTGACAAGGTGGCAAAGTACACAGTATATTATCAATCAAAAGCCTGGGTAAATAAGTGGTGGGCGCAACCTTCACCAGATGGCGTTTATCAATTCCCCCGGGTGTTGGTAGTAACTGATCGACAAGAACAGATAAATAAGATTCTAAAAGAAGAAAACATGGCGAAGATCAGGTTCACAGTGGTCACCCTGGAGGATATTCAGCGAGATGTTTATTTGTATATTTAA